ATTCTGATTTTAGTCCTGCTAATGGTGCTGGTGTTATCAATGTAGGTTATACTATAACAGCAGTTAAAAAGTTTCGTAATCAATTATATATCTTTGGTGCTAATAATATTAAAAGATTAACAGGTAATAATACTGCTAATTTTGTATTAGAAAATGTTACATCAAATATGGGTTGCCTTGCTCCTGATTCTGTGGTAGAATTTGGTGGTGACTTACTCTTCTTAGGGCCTGATGGTATACGTCCTGTCTCTGGTACTGATAAAATTGGTGATGTTGAACTTGCTACAGTTTCTAAAGAGATACAGTCTATATTTGATAACTACTATCTTTCAGAACAAATAGAAGATGTAGCTATTGTAGTACTAAGGAAGAAATCACAGTTTAGATTCTTCTTTAAAAATGATGCTTCTCTATCTTTGATAGGTGGCATACGTAAGAGTCAGAATAAACAAAGTATCTTTGAATATAGTCAGCTTACAGGTATGGAAGCAAATTGTGTAGATAGTGGTTACATAGGACAGTTTGAACATGTAATACATGGAGATGGTTCTGGTAGAGTACATAGACAAGAACAAGGTAATAGCTTTGGTGGCAACTCTATTTTTAGTCTATATCAAACACCCTACTATTATATGGAAGATCCAGAGATACGTAAGGTAATACATAAAGTAAACACATACTTAAAATCAGAGGGTGACACAGAAGTTTTTGTTGGTGTATCATACGACTATGACGATACAGGTACAGCTAACCCTACCAACTATGAGTTTACTACAGAAGGTGCGGCTTCAATCTATGGTACAGCTATATATGGAGCAGGTGGTATATACGATGGTAATCCTTCACCTAAAACACTTACAAATATATCTGGATCAGGTAACTCTGTTTCGATAAGTTATGTTACGAATAATACAAATGCAAGTCATACTATACAGGCAGTAGCCTTGACGTATGAGACAGCCGACAGGAGATAATACTTTGGCAGGTTACGTAAGACAGTCTTCAGCAGACATAATACCAACAGCTACACTTCGTGCAGCACCTATTAACGCCGAGTACAACAAACTCCGTGATGCATTTGCAGTGTCAAGTGGACACAAACATGATGGCTCAATAGGAGAAGGTGGATACATTCCACTTATCGGTGACGTTGATGCATTAAACAAAGTTGCTATAAATACTTCTACCAATCAAGTAGGTGTCTTTGTAGAGGTATCTTCAGCCGCAGTAGAACAGTTGCGCTTCTCTGATGGTGCTATTATACCTGTAATAACTAACGATATAGATTTAGGTACAGCCAGTTTAGAGTTTAAGGATTTGTACTTAGATGGTACAGCACATATAGATACACTAGACGTAGATATTAATGGTGCAGTTGCAGGTACATTTACTATAGGAAGTACACTAGGTGTTACTGGTGTAACTACTTTAAGTACAGCTAATATAACTACAGGTGTTATTACCTCTGTAGACATTAACTCTGGTGCAATAGACAATGTAACCATAGGTGGTACAACTGCAGGTGCTGGTTCATTTACTACACTAAGTGCTACAGGTACTTCTACTCTTACTACTGTAGATATTAATGGGGGTGCTATTGATGGTGCAACCATAGGTGCTTCATCTGCCGCACCAGCTACAGTAACAGACCTAACAGCTACAGGTACAGCTACACTTGCTACTGTAGACATTAATGCAGGTAACATAGACAATACAGTTATAGGTGCATCAACAGCCGTTGCTGGTAGCTTTACTACAGTCTCTACATCTGGTCAGGCTACATTAGCTACTGTAGATATAAACGGTGGTAATATAGATGGTACAATTATTGGTGCTTCATCTACAGCCGCAATTACAGGTACAACAATTACAGGCTCAAGTCTTGTAGGGCCACTTACAGGTAACGTAACAGGTAATATCACAGGTAACGTTACTGGTAATCTTACAGGCAATGTAACAGGTAATGTAACTGCAGGGTCAGGTTTATCTACGTTTAATAATGTAACTGTAAATGGGACACTAGATGTTACAGGTACAACTATTGCTAACGTTACTGATCCAACCAGTGCACAAGATGCGGCTACAAAGAACTATGTAGATACTGCAGATGCACTAAAGCTTAACCTGTCTGGTGGAACTATGTCAGGTGCTATTGCTATGGGCGGTAGTAAAGTAACAGGTTTAGGTGCTCCAAGTGCTTCAACAGATGCCGCTACTAAGGGTTATGTAGACTCAGAAGTATCTGCTCTTGTTGACTCATCACCTGCCGCTTTAGATACTCTTAACGAGTTAGCCGCAGCAATCAACGACGATGCAAACTTCTCAACTACTATTACTAATTCTATAGCTACTAAGTTACCCCTTGCAGGTGGAACACTAACTGGTGATATTGTAATGGGTACTAATGCTGTAACATCTACAGCTAACCCTGCAACAAATGACGAGCTATCTCGTAAAGGTTATGTAGATGCACAAGATGCTACTAAGTTAAACTTATCAGGTGGCACTATGTCTGGTGCTATAGCTATGGGTACTAGCAAAATTACTGGTCTAGGCGATCCTACAGCTAATCAAGATGGTGCAACCAAAAACTATGTTGACACAACTGCCTTACTAAAATCAGGTGGTACTATGGCATCTGCTATAGCTATGGGCGGCAATAAGATTACTGGATTAGGTACACCTACTGCTAATACTGATGCAGCAACAAAACTGTATGTTGATAGTATTGCTGGATCAAATACTGCGGCGGCGGCAAGTGCTACTCAAGCGGCTACTTCAGCTACCAATGCGGCTACATCAGCTACAAACTCAGCTAACTCTGCAACATCTGCGGCTACCAGTGCTACTAATGCCGCTAATTCATATGATGACTTTGATGATAGATACCTTGGTGCTAAATCCTCTGCTCCTACAGTAGACAATGATGGTGATGCTTTAATAGCAGGTGCATTATACTTTAATACTACAAGTAATATTATGTTTGTTCGTAGTGGATCAGGTGGTTGGCAAGCGGCAGGTTCATCCGTTAATGGTACATCAGGTCGTAACACATACACAGCTACAGCAGGTCAAACTACATTCTCTGCAACATACGATGTAGGCTACGTGGATGTATATCTCAATGGTGTAAAACTCTTAGTTGGTACAGACGTAACAGCTACAAGTGGTTCTACTGTAGTATTAGCTACAGGTGCTACTGCAGGTGATATTATTGACATCGTAGGTTATGGTACATTCCAACTTGCAGATCATTATAGTAAGACTGCGGCAGATGCTAGGTTCTTAGGTTTAGCTGGTGGCACTATGACAGGTGACATCGACGGTAACGGCAATAAAGTTTTATTTGGTAACGTATATTCAACAACAGGTGATCTACCCAGTGCATCAACTTATCACGGTATGTTTGCTCATGTTCATGGTACAGGTAAGGGTTACTTTGCTCATGCAGGTAACTGGGTTGCCCTAGCTAATGATTCAGATAAACTAAACTTATCTGGCGGTACTATGACAGGTAACTTAAATGTTGGTGGATCAGTTGAGTTTGATAGCTTATCTGGTACAGGTTCTGTCTCTATCACAGATATACTTGATGAAGATAACATGGCATCTAACAGTGCAACAGCACTAGCCACACAACAGTCTATCAAAGCTTATACAGATACAGCAGTAGCAAACTTAGTATCTAGTGCACCTAGTTCTCTTGATACACTTAATGAGTTAGCCGCCGCTTTAGGTGATGATGCTAACTTTAGTACTACATTGACTAATAGTATTGCTACTAAACTCCCACTAGCAGGTGGTACACTAACAGGCAATCTTGATGTTGGTGGCACAGTAACTTCTGATGGGCTGACTCTTGATCACAATACAAGTTTATACACTGCAGATAAAACTTTTTCTAGTTTCAATGCAACAAATGGCGTATATATTAATGGTAATGCTGGAGGCTGGGTTTCTTTATCTGCTGATGGGTCTCAACGTAGTCACATTCGAATATATGGTCAAACTTCGTCTTCTGGTGAGATTATGGCATTTAACACTGCCACCAAACAACGTATGGTTATAGCCTCCAACGGCGACATCAGCTTCTACGAGGACACAGGCACAACGCCTAAGTTCTTCTGGGATGCTAGTGCTGAACGGCTTGGTATTGGGACGAGTTCTCCAAGTCAAAGTTTACATGTTCAAGGCGGTTCATTGCTTATCGATAATGGTTCTAGTGCAGGAACAATATATTTACACGACACCACAAATTATATAAATCTTTCAAATGATGCGATGCAGTTTGCAACCAACGGCTCAGAACGTATGCGCATCGACTCGTCAGGCAACTTGTTGGTGGGAACTACTACCTACCTTGGCGTAAATTCACCTCAAAACGGAACTCTATCGACGGATGCAGGTTTTGCAGTTGAAGGGCAGGGTGTTGTCCAGATAGGTCGTTATCAAAATTCTGCCATTCGCATTAACCGCATGGGTAATGACGGCGACATTGCAGAGTTCCGCAAAGACGGCACAAATGTAGGTAGTA